CCCCCCCCCCCCCCCCCCCCCCCCCCCCCCCCCCCCCCCCCCCCCCCCCCCCCCCCCCCCCCCCCCCCCCCCCCCCCCCCCCCCCCCCCCCCCCCCCCCCCCCCCCCCCCCCCCCCCACTTGCTATTTTTCTGAATCTATGGTAAAATACCATTGAAGTTAAAAATATGACTGATAAAATGACAGCATTCTGCGAGGAATATGTTGCTAATGGCTTTAATGGGTCTAAAGCTTATAAAAAGGCTTATAACCAAAGTAAAAGCAATATATGTACTAGCGAGGCACATAAATTATTACAAGATCAGCGTGTATTAGATAAGATACAGCAAATACAAGGCAGCTATGAGCTGGTTGGTTTAAAGGCTGGTATAGATAAGAAGCTGATAATGAAAAAGGTTAAAAGCTTGTTAAATACTAAAAAACCTATATATTTTCAAGGTGCTTTAGTAGATAATATAGATGATGCTACTGCTATAAATGCGGCTATTGTCACTTATGCTAAGTTAACAGGTGGTTTTGAACCGGAGAAACAAATAGTTAAAATAGAGGAACAAGAGGTAGATATAACAAAAATGAGTGGTAAAGAGAAAGATGCATTAAAGGCTAAGATTCTTAAAGAATTATAAGCCTTTTTTTAATGCTTACGGGGCTATATAAAGGCTTAATAATTTAATTATATAAGCGAGAGGCAATCCAAGCCCAGGATTTATATTGCCTCTTAAGCATTAAAGATATGCCGTTAACAGGAAATGTTAAAAAAGATGTAGAAGAATTAATAAGAACAGAGCCTTCTCAACCAAGAGATAAGGCTATTAAAACGTATGCGAAAAAGCATAATATTAGCTATGAAGACGCAAAACGTAAATTAGCAGTAATAATAGCATTAAATGTTAAAAGTTGAATATTTAAAGAAGTTAAAAAAAAGTAAAGTATTACAAGATTTAGAGTGGGATAAGTGTAAAAACGACCCATATTATTTCTTAACTAATTGGGCATATACTTTAGATGTACATGACAGGGATAATCCTATTAAACCGTTTCCGGAAAAGAAGTACCTTGAAACAATAGTAAAAATTTGGTTAAAAAACCCTTTATTGCTAGTACCTAAGAGTCGTCAAATGATGATATCTTGGATATTTACCGCATTATATGGTTGGGATACGTTTTTTCATAAAGGCAGGTTAACCTTTTTTCAAAGTAAAAGGGAAGAGGACGCAGACGACCTTATAAAGCGTACAAAGTTTATATGGGACCAAATGCCTAAGTTCCTTAAAAGATACCGAGAGAACGGTGTTTTTAAGCCCCTACAGTGCAATCCACAGCATAATGGCCAGCACGTTAGGTGTAAAATGACGTTTCCGGATATTCATAGCGAAATTAGAGGTATTCCTGAAGGTGGCGATGTTATTCGTATGCATACTGCTAGTGGTATATTTGCAGATGAGATGGCATTTCAACCAGAAGCAAAGAATGCTTATACAGCAGCAAAACCTACAATATCTGCTAAAGGTCGTTTTACAGGTGTTAGTACCGCAGAAGACAGGACATTTTTTGAAGCTTTAGTGTTTGATAAGTTAGCAGTAGAATAATGTACGACGATATAAAGAAAAAACCAATAGTAAGAGGTATTAAAAAGTGGGAAAACAAGAATGGTTTCACTGTTTTAATGCTACATTATACTGCAGATCCTGAAAAAGACCCACAAAGAAAAGGTAAAAAGTGGTATGATAGAGAAAAGAAGGGTACATTAAAAGCACTGTGGGATAAAGAATACGAAATAGATTTTGCTACAAAGTCTGGTAAGTTAATATATGGTTCAGATTACTGTGATTTTAAGCCAGAAGTACACCTTATTAACAGCTTTGAGTTAGAACAACCATATGAATTAATACTTGCATTAGATTTTGGACAGAGAAATCCAACTGCCGCTTTAGTAGGTGCTTGGACAAAAAACCAAGAATTGTATATAATAGATGAGTATTATGAAGCAGCACTACCGTCAAAGTCATCAAAAAGTATGTTTCAGCACTTTGATTACTTATTAGGGGGTAAAGACAACATAGAAGGTAAATCTTTGCGACAGTTAAGAGATATAGCAAACACTTATTTTCAGATTCGAGTTATAGATCCAACAACAGGTCATAAGAATAGGTCTAAAATAACAGAAGGAGAAGAGATACCTTACTCTGTTGTAGAAGAGTTTTATGATAATGGATGGGAATTTGAACGTGGAAATAACGATGTTGCAGCTGGTATTAACAGAATAAGAGAATATTTTCAATTAGATGCAGATAGTAAGTCGCATTTATATGTATTTCGTGATAAATGTCCAAACCTATGTACAGAGCTACAGAATTACAGGTATAAAGAATTAACTGAATTGCAACAAAAAACACGTAACATGAGTGAAGAACCAGTAAAAAAGGATGATCATGCATGTGTTATAGGAAGTAGTATAGTACATACCACAGACGGAGATATAGCTATTAAAGATTTAGTGGGCAAAAAAGGGCATGTTTATGGGTTTAGTCAGCAATTAGAAAGAATAACAGTAGCTCCTTTCAATAATGTTGCTAAAACAGGAAAAAGAGAAACAATACAAATAATATTAGATAATAAAGAAAAACTTGTATTAACAGAAGATCATCCAGTATTATTACGAAATGGAGAGTATAAAGAAGCAGGTAAACTTAAAATAGGAGATAGTTTAATGCCTTTATATAGAAACATAGATAGTAATGGTCATTTACATATAAATTTAAATAATGGCAGTACAAAATCAGCACATAGACTAGTATATCAAGATATTATAGGCGAATTACCAGAAGATAGCTGGAAATGGAATATTCATCATTTAAATGAAGATAAGTTAAATAATAACCCTGATAATTTACAATTATTAACAAGAGCAGATCATTGTGCGATACATTCAAAGAATAGGAAATGTTCTAAGACTACGAAACGAAAATTAGGTATTGCAAGTATTAAAAATTGGATACGTAAAGATTATCGAATAGCTGGTATTAATCACTTAGACAGTATTAGGCATTTAACAAAAGCATGGCATAAAAGCGAAGAAGGTAAAAAATGGCATAAACAACATGCTAAAAATGCATGGTCAGAAGAGAATAGAAAGAAAAGAAGGCAAGAAAAACAATGTAAAGTTTGTGAAAGAATGTTTACAACAGAAGATGGTACTGGGATTTATTGTTCAGGTGCTTGTTATATTAAAAACAGAATAGCTTCAGGAATTGATAATATAAACAGAGAATGCTTCATATGTAATAAAGAGTTTAATATAAATAAGTATACAACAACAAAAACATGTTCATTAAAATGTTATAAAAAGTATAGATCGATTTTAAAGAAACAGTATAATCATAAAATAGTAGATATAAAAAGAGGGGAAAAGCAATATGTATATAATATGGAGGTAAAAGGAATTCATAATTTTGCATGTCAAGGAGTAATAGTACATAATTGTGACGCATTAAGATACATGATTATGACACGTCCAAATGCTCCTTATAAACTACCTAAACCAAAGACGCGAATACAAAAAGATATTGAAGGGTTGTTAAGGCCTAAAATGTCTAATGATTGGGATTATAATTAATTTAAATAAAAAAGTATGGAAGACAAAAAAAAGGATGTAGATCCTAAACAAGATGTAAAAAAAGAAGATGAGTTTGAGAGAGATGCTAAAATGTTTCTAGTAGACCTAGAACTTCTGCAAAAAAAGTATAATTTAATATTAAGGCCTATTATTACGCCTTATGGTCCAGATATTAATTTAGCTAGACCACAAGAAGAAGTAGCTCCAGCGCCGTTGGAACAAAAGAAGTAAATATATGAAAATAGAACCAAAAGAAGGTATTTTATTAATTAAGAAGCATAAAAATACTGCAGTAAAAGTAGATATCGCAATCGAAGAATCAGACGAAGATAAAGCACTTATTACTGGTGAAGTATTAAAAGGCTCTTTAAAAGGTAAATCAGTAGTGTTTGGTAAATATTCCTTATTTGAATTATTAATTCAAGGTGAAAGGTTTTACTTTTTACCAGAGGAAGATATTATAGCAATAACTGAGTATAAAGAATAAATATGTATAAAGAATTAAAATTTAGACAAGAAGCTAGAGAAAAAATCCTACGGGGTTTAAATATAACAGCAGACGCTGTATCGACTACATTGGGTCCGAGAGGGCAAAATGTTATCTTTGAAGATAGTTCTTATCCAACTATAACTAAAGATGGGGTCACGGTTGCTCAGCAGATATTCTTAAAGGATAAGTTCGAGAATATGGGAGTAATGATAACACGCGAGGCGGCCGAAAATACGAACCGAGAGGCTGGTGATGGCACTACCTCAACAGTAGTATTGCTGGCCTCTATGGTTAATGAGGCTAATAAATATATAGTAGCAGGCATGAACCCAATTTTAATTAAAAGGGGAATGGATTATGCGCTACAATTAGTGTTAAAGAACCTTAAAAAACAAACAAAGCAAATAAAAACCAATAAAGAAAAGTTACAAACAGCTATTATATCTGCTAATAACGATGAAAAGGTGGGTAAACTTATTATGGAAGTAGTTAATAAAATAGGTGTAGATGGTGTTGTTACAGTAACTAATTCCTCAGAAATGGAAACAAAAGTGGAATATGTTAAAGGTATTGAGTTAAATAATGGTTATCAATCACATGTTTTTATAAATAATCCTAAAAGGTTATCTTATGAAGCAGAAAACCCACAAGTTATTATATGTAGCGATGATATAGATAATCCAAACCAATTAATACCTATAGTAGAAAGATTAATAGTAGCAGGGCATAATAAAGCAATTTTGTTTGCTAATAAAATAGAAGGCGCAGCATTAGCATTTTTAGCTCAAAATCATATGTTAGGTAAGTTTACTATAGTTCCTGTTAATAACCCTTCATTTGGCGGTTATCAGGGGGATCTATTAAGAGACTTAGCTACATTAACCGAGGCCACAGTAGTAGGAAAAGAAGAATCAATTAAAATAGAAGATGCAGGTGCAGATGAGTTAGGTACTTGTGATAAAGTTATTATAGGTAGAGATAGTACAGTTATTTCAGGTGGCAAAGGAAATGTTAAAGGTAATATAGAAGAGGTTAAAGCTTTAATAAAAGAAGAGGGTGATACATTTAAACTTAAAAAGTTAAAAGAAAGGCTTGGTAAGTTAAATGGTCAAATAGCTAATATTAAAGTAGGCGGAGCTTCAGAAACAGACCAAACAGAAATTAAATATAGAATAGAAGATGCTTTAAATGCTACTCGTTCAGCTATACAAGAAGGTATAGTAGAGGGTGGAGGTATAGCATTATTAAAAGCAGGTAAAGATATAGCTATTGTAGATAGCAGTAAAGAATTTGTAGCAGGGCAGGAAATAGTATTAAAGGCGCTTAATAAGCCTTTGAGAAAAATATTAAAGAATGCGGGAGAAAATGCAGATGCAATAATAGGAGAAGTATTAAGAACAGGTAAAGGATATGATGCACTTAATAATGAATATGTCGATTTATTTGAAAAGGGTATTATAGATCCATTTAAAGTAGTAAAAAATGAAATAACTAACTCTGTAGCAACTGCAGGTATATTAATAACAAGTGGTGCGGCTATAACAATAGCCCCATATAAAGAAAAATAATATGGAATATTTAGTAATAATTTGTTTAATAGCTTTAGTAGTATTTATAATGATTTATAATGGCAGATTAGAAAAAATGCGTTACAGAGAATTTGTAAAGTCAGTAAAAGCTAAAGATATAGACAAATATGAAGAAGTAACAATAGATCCTACACCTTTAGAAGAAGAGATAAAGGATGAAATAATGGAGTTAGAAGAAGTAGCCCCAGAGCAACTTATCAATAAGTTGAAATGAAAATTACAAAGTTTAATATAAAAAAAATAGAAGAAAAAGAAGGTTTAGTAGGTTTTGTAAATATTGTGTTAGATGATTGTTTATTTCTTGGTAATATAGCTATATTTTCAAGATTAAATAAAGAGGGGTACAGATTAGTATTCCCAGAAAAAAAAGTAGGAGAAAACAAAATACAAATATTTTACCCACTTACAAATGAATTTTACTTTTTCTTAGAAGATAGAATAAATAAAGAATTACATGAATCTAAAGAATCTTAAAGGAAACATTGATACTAAAAGTAAAGGTGTTGCCAAATTCATTGATCAATTATTTGATGAAACTTCACGTACTTATTTAAAACAACACAGAGATTGGTACATAAATGAAAGGTTTGCAAGAGGCGAACATTGGGTTGTTTATAATAAAACACTTAACAAGGTACAAACATTACCTGTTAGTGACGGAGAAGTTAGACGTACTGTTAATAAGATTAAATCTCAAATTAGAGGTGTAAAGAATTTTATTAAAAGAAACCAACCACGTTTTGAAGTACAACCAGATGATGTTAGTGATGAGGCAATAACAGCTGCTAAACAAAAAAATAAAGTTATTAGCAGTATTTATGAAGATCAAAAATTCCCACAAAAATTAACAGACCAAATAGTAAACTCAATGAAGTTTTCTATAGGTATTATAGAGGGTGGAGTTATTAATAAAAATGGTAAACAACAATTAGACTTCTGGGTAGATGATACATTTGATGTAGTATTTGACCCTATAGCACATAATGTGCAGGATTGTAGGTTTATTATTAAAACTTTTAAAAAGCCTATTAGTTCTGTAAAGGAAAAGTATGGTATTAAAAATATAAAAGCAGATAATAAAGATGCTGCATTAGAGTATGCAGAAATATTAGAACAAGAAAAGTACCAAAAAGGTGGCAACGCAAACTCAGAAGACCTAGAAACTATTATAGTAAAGGAATTTTGGATGAAATGGGCAGAGAATGGGCAAACTAAAATAAAAGTAATAACTACTGCAGGTGATCAGGTATTAAAAGTTTCAGATAAAGACTATAAGCGTTATCCTTTCTTTGTTTATACACTAGAAAGAAGTCCTGGTTCTATATATGGAGAACCTTGGATAAAAAATTTAATATCACTTAATAAATCTTTAGATAAAACAGTTTCACAAGTAGAATCTTATATACAAAGGATGTTGGCTGGTAAATACCTTATTAAGCAGGGTGTTGAAGTAAGTTCTATAACAGATAAAGGCGCTGAAAAGATATACTATAAAGGTAATATGCCACCAACACAAATGAATCTACAACCATTACCATCTAGCCCATTTACTTATATGGCTAACCTAGAAAGATGGGTTGAAGAGTTAGGTGGTATGAGAGAAGCATCACTGGGTAGAACACCTGGATCTTTACAGTCTGGTAGGGCTATAGAAGCTTTACAAGGTGCAGATGCATTTTCTGTAGCTGAGCCAGTGGAAAACTTAGAATTTATGTTAGAAGACATAGGTGGGTTTATATTAGAGGTTATAGAAGATTATAATATTGTTTCAGAAACTGTAATACAAGATAACGAAAAAATTAAATATATAGGTGCTAATGCTAAAAACATACCAGATGATACACTACCTATTAAAGCAGGTAAGGTTAAAGTGGTTATAGTACCAGAAATTGCTTATAGTGAAATAGCTAAAATGGAAAGGTTATTCCAATTAGCAGAAGGTGGTTTAATAGACCCACAAACAATATTAGAAAAATTAAACATATCTAATATAGGTGATATTGTAGAAAGAATGAAACAACGTAAAGAAGAAGAGTTTAAACAGGAAATGACAAAACAAAAGGAATCACATAGAAGTTCTGGTGAAGGTCCAGAAGATACAGCAGATTTAGCAGACCAAGAAAATATGCAAATGGCAGCAGGCCAACCAGTACCTCCTACACCACAAGCTTTATGGAGTCCTGAACATACTCAATTACATTTAGCATTTATACAAGAAAACCAAGATGCATACCAACAACATCAAGATATATTTGATGAACATATAAAAGAGGAAGAACAATTTAATCAATAAAATAATCAATAAAATTATGGCAATTAATAAAAAAAGTTTTTTAGATAGTATAAAAAAACGCCTATATACTAAAAGCGGAGAGTTTGCTTCTCCTGTAAAAATGGTTAAGGCTTATAGCGGTGCTAGAAAATCAAAAAAGGCATTAAAAAAAAGTAGAAAACAAGCAGTTAATAAATCTATGGATTATTTACCATTAAATATGTATGGTAACAATGTTAAAAAAGCAGAAAGTGCAATTAAAAAATTAGTAGATAAAGGTGATTATAAAGGTGTTAAAGAATATCTTATATCTCAGTTAAAAAAATATGATAACCAAACTGGAAGTGGATTTGGAGAAACTAGACTAAGAAAAACACCTTTTAGATTTAAAGATAAATAATTATATCCCAGTTTCGGTGTCTGGGTTATCAAAATCTCGTTAAATAATTAACATAAAAAAAGTATGGACACAAACAACAATGAGGAAGTAAAAGAGCCAACTGAGGCAGTTGAAACTCCTCCAACAAATTCAGTAGAAGACGAATCAGCGCAGGCTGTAAAAACTGAGGAACCAAAAGTTGAAAGTCAACCAGAGGTAACTAAAAGTGTAGATTCTACCAAACTAGAAGAACAAATTGGTAATCTTAATAAAGCATTAGCTCAAGAACGTGATTCTAAAAAGCAAAATGCAGAAAAGGTTGCGCAATTAGAACAACGTTTAGAAGAATCTCAAGACGTTATGGATCGTATGAAAAATGTATTTGTACCTGAAGAAGAAGAACAATTACAAGAAACATATGGTTTAGATGAAGATAGATTAATTCAAATCTTAAATGAAAGAGACGAAAAATCAAAACAAGAAAAAATAGAACAAGAAAGAAGTACTCTTATTCAAAATGAGATTAAAGAGTTATCTGAAAAATATAACGGCGAAGATGGAAATCTTAAATACGATGACAATAAAGTTCTAGAATGGCAGAAGCAGTCTAATAAATTATATCTTACCCCAAAAGAAGCTTTTTCTGCTATGAATCAAAAAGAAATTATTGATTACGAAGTTAAACAAGCGTTAGCGGGAAAAAAGACAGTAGATAATGTAGAGCAGCCATCTAGTGCGCCTGCTCAACACGAACCTGCTGAAACTATTCCTAAAAATGACATGGAAACAAGACAAGCAGTAGAAGAAGCTATGAATAATATAGGGCAAGATATTTAACAAGCAAACAAAATGGCACAATCAACAACTAACCTTGCTGGTGCAGCGATAAACTCTTGTCGCCTTATAGAGTAATTTATAAGTAAAATCCGTTAAACTGCGGGAAACTCCTTAGAGCTTTTACTACACAGTAGTGTAAAAACGTAAAAGATTGGACAATCTGCAACCAAATCTTATGATAATAAACAAATGTATATCATGTGATAAAAAATTTAAAACACATGATAAGAAACGTAAATTTTGTTCACAAAAACATTTTAGAAGCTGGAGAAAAGGAAAGACATATAAAGAAATATATGGTATAGAAAAGGCTAATAAAATAAAAAAACTACAAAGCAAAAAAAGCATTGAAAACAAACAGTGGGAAAAGGGTAAGCAATTTAAAAAAGGACATACTTTAAACAATGGTAGAAAACCTTGGAATAAAGGGCTTAAAAATAAACAAAAAGCATGGAACAAAGAATTAGTAATGAAAAATTACTATGACGAAGAACAGTATAATAATTTTATTAAAGGCTGTATAAAAGGGGGTGTAGCATGCTGTTTAAAAGTAGCAAGTAGTAAAAGTAGAACAAAAATAGAAATAGCATTAGAAGATATTATTAAAAAAACAAAAGTAAGGTATATACCTCAACATCCTTTATTAGGTATAACAGTGTCAGATATATATCTACCAGATCATCATATAGCTATATATGCAGATGGAGATTATTGGCATAATTATCCGCATGGTACAATAAAAGACCATCAAGTGGATAAGGAATTGAAAAATATGCACATAAAAGTTTTACGATTCTGGGAAAGAGATATAAATAATAATATAAAAGAAGTAGAAAAAAAAATAAGAGAGGCTCAGAGACTATAATACGGCTCCTAGTAATAGGATGAAGGGATAGTCCAGATGATATAGAAATATATTATATATATACTGGAGAGTATATGATAAAGTTGTTCATGATCAAATTTTTTCAAAGAATGTACTTTATAATAACATACTTAAAAACGTTGCTACTCATCAAGGTAGTACAACAAAATACATGTCTGTTCATTATGGCAGAAATGTAGGGCATGCTGCAGGTACAGAGTCTTTTACTTTACCAACAGCTGGCAACCAAAGTTACGTACAAGGAAATATTAGTATGAAATATAACTTTCATACAGTATCTCTAACAGATGTAGCTTTACAGGCTTCAAAGAAGTCAAAAGAATTCTTAGTAAATGCTTTAGAAGCAGAATACAATGGTGCTAAGAATGATATGCAAAGACAATTATCAAGACAAGGATACGGTGTGGGAACAGGTGTTATAGGTATGGTATCTAGCACACCATCAAGTGGTTTTACTACTGATACTCCAATGGTAGGTCGTTATGTAACTGATTACTTAGAAGTAGGTGATCCTATAATGGCTTCTTCAGAGGCTACTACAGAAACTTCTGCAGTATTCACACATATTGCTACTATTGTAGGTAATGACTCTGTAACAGTAACAACTGAAAGTGGTATTGCTGATAATGATTATTTATTCCTAGCTCATAAAACTTCTGGAGTACCTACTGTTTCTAATCAAAGCAAAGAAATGATGGGTCTTAAAGGATTAATCGATGATTCAACAAATATAACTACTTTACAAGGAATTTCAAGAAGTACTTATATCTGGTGGAAATCTTATGTTAGTTCTAACGCAACTCAAAGAAGTTTAACAGATGCTTTATTGCATACAACTTACTTAGAAGCTAAGAAAAAAGGTGATCCTAAATATGCTTTAACTAGTTTTGATGTATATAGTGCTTATGGACAATTATTAAGTCCAGATAGACGTTATACTTCAGACATGAAGCTTAAAGGTGGATTTACTGGTACAGAATTTAATGGATTAGCAATAGTTCCTGATTATGATGCTCCTTACGATGAATTATATTTTATAGATCCTTCTACTTTATCTGTAGAAGATTTAGCACCAATTTCATTCTTAAATGAAGATGGTTCAATTCTAGACAGAAGTTCAACTACTCCTGCTTGGAATGCTACATTAAGATATTATTCTAATTTGGCTATTTCAGCACCAAACAAGAACTCAGTATTACGTGATGTAATCGCATAATAGTATTTTTATACGCTACTCCTTACATTTGTAGGGGGTAGAAATAAAGATGTAATTATGACAAATAATAAATTAGATGTAAATGTAGTTGTATTAACTACTGGAACCGTACATTCACAAACAATGAAAAGTATAGTTCAAATGGTAAATATGCAAAGTGATAAATATAATATTATATTTGGTACTTCTCAGCGTATAATGGTAGATAATAATAGAAATAATATTGTTAAAAAGTTTTTAGAGTCAAATTGGGATTATCTTATTATGATAGATGAAGATAACCCACCAAACAGAAATCCATTAGAACTATTAGATTTAAATAAAGATGTAATGGTATGTCCTACCCCTATAATACAAAAAGAGATGAACCCACCTATTTATTTTGCAGTATATAACAAAGAGGGTGATAATTTTAAAGGGGCTAAGTATAAAGGAGAAAAATTACAAAGAATATATACAGGTGGTACTGGGTGTATAATAATAAAAAGGCAAGTATTAGAAGCTATGAAAGCACCATTTGAAAGTGAGTGGAACGAAGATGGTACTAGGGGCAAAGGAAGTGATTTATACTTTTGTGAGAAAGCTAATAAAAAAGGATTTGAGGTATGGACGCACTGGGATTATATATGTTCACATTATAAAACAGTTAATTTATTAGATATATTAGAGATAATTAAAAACCAAGTATCCTCAAAAACAAAGGTCGAGGGGTAAACTATAAATATGGTTAATTAATAATAAAAAAATATGATAATTATAAATAATGGAAAAGAATTAGAAATGATGTTTAATGGTAAAACATATATTCTAAAAAATGGAGATAATGATATTTGCGATGATGCTGCAATACATTTTGTAGAAGCGGCAAGAGCACAAGGATTAGATATTTCTAAAGGAGTAAAAAAGGTTAAAAAAGAAGTTAAAAAAGAAAAAAAGGAAGTAGTAAAAGAAGTTAAAAAGAAATTATTTAATAAAGGTAAAAAATAAGAAATATGATTAAAAAAAGAAATATAGACACAGATAGTCTATTACAAGACTTAGGTACATGGTTAAGCTATGATCTAACAGCAGGTGCTGCAGACAGTATTGCATTAGCTGCACAAAATCCTTATACTAACGATCTTATTATAGATAGAGTTATTGTAAGACTAACAACTGCAGGTGGCACAGCTACAGCAGTAGGTGATTTAGATATAGTAGCTGATTCTACTTCTACAGGTGATGATATATTTGATGGTATTGATTTAAATAGCACAGGTATATTCGATTCATTAAATAGTACAGACAATGGTACTAATGGTGAAGGTAAAGCATGGGTATGGGATGGTAAAGATGGAACTAATGATTATGTTACTATGAAGATACTAGTAGAAGCTGCTAGTGATTTAGTAGGTAAAGTTTACATTCACGTAATAGAAGCTCAATAAATAACTTATATCCCCTCTCTTCGGGGAGGGGGTTTAAATAATTAATTTAAAAAAAATAGTATGATTTTATTAAACAAAGACAAAGTATTTAATATAACCTATAATGGTAAGGAATATACCGTACCAGAAGGTGAGTTTGAGGTAACCAGAGAATTAGGAGCTCATATTTTATCAAAAGTGGGTATGTGGGAAAAGGAAGTTATAATGCAAAATGCAAAAGCGTTAGAAACAGAACAAAAAATAACAGCAGGTATAACATCTACAAAAGAAGTTGAAAAAGAAGTTGAAAAAGAAGTTGAAACAGAGAAAGATGTAGCAATAGAAATAGAAAAAAACGAGGCCTTTCTAAGTGAAAAATAATGATTTTAATAGATAGACAACCATTTACAATGACTACTGTAACAGGTAGCGCAGAGCAATTAGTAATTACTAATAACTCTATTTTATTACAAGTAGTAGTTAAACCTACTACAAGTAGTACTACTTATGATTTTAGTATCGAAGATGATGATGATAACGTTATTTACAATTCTATAGATAATCAATCAACATTAAATGATGTGGATATTTCAATTCCAAGTGGTGGTAATTGGACTATTAAAATAGATAATGCTTCAGCAGATGAAGAATTTAAAGTTATTTTAGGATTAAGAAGAGGATAATATGTATGTTAAAAATATTTATAAAAATAAGAAAAAAGTTTTGGTTACAACCTAAGTGGAGAATACTTAGGATATATACCAAAACTTTACCTAGAAAACGCATAGAAGCACTTAGAGATAGTTTAAAAATACAGTTAAATAGTAATATAAGCGATAACGAAAAAGCTTATTTAAGAGGTAAATTAGAAATAGTTAAATTATTATTAGATGAAAAATAAATTAAAAAAGTATGATAAGTTCCTAGAGTTTGTTAAACAACTAGATGGAACAAAAAAAGTAGTAAGACGTAGTCCCTTTAAGGTCACAAGAAGCTTTGATATATTAAATGTAGAAAATCAGTATATAGGTAGCGGAATGTGGCTTTTAAAAAAGCTACAAAAGATGGATAATCAAAGAACTAACATAATAGGGAGAGTAGCAGAAAATAACAAACGTATTTATAATAGTAAAGGTAATACTAATATAAATAGAGAAATAGCAGATTTTTTAATAAAAGAAGTAGTTTAAATAATTATAAAAAAATATGTCAATAACAAAAACAGTTCAAAGTACAAAGTTACTTGATGCAACAACATTAGAAAGTACTGCAACTGCAACAGAGGCAGCAGCAGACCGTACTCAGTTAAATACAGCTAATGCAGACCAACTAATGCTTTCATGTACGTATACTACTGGTACAGCGGAAACTAACAATACAGCAACAATAGAAGTTGAAGCGTATGATGGTTTTGCTTGGAACCAAATAGGTGTAACAACACATAGTACAGGTACAGCAACAACACAAGTAGTAGACTTCGATATAGTAGGTGCAGCAGCAGCAACAGAATATCATGCTTTCTTTCAAGTAAATAACAGTGCGGCGGGTACAGCAGATGGTAGAATTTGCTATAAAAAAATAAGAGTAGCAGCATATGAAACTGGTGTGGATACTAATAAGGGTACTTTATCAGTAGTAGCTTTAATACAATAATATGGCAACACCAAAGTCAGTAAACATGAAATCAATGGGCATGTTTGGCTACGATGATACTAATAATCGTTGGCAGTCTTTGGGTATAGATGATAATGGTAAGCTAAAAGTTGCCGCTACCTTAGAAGTAGGAGATATAGAGATAGGTGCTGTTGAAATAAAGAATGCTACAACAGATGATAGGGTAATAGTAGATGGAGATGGTAATCTTCAAACAGAAGTTAATAATACAGTAACTGTAGATTGTAATAGTTCAGATGTAACGGTAGATAATTTTCCAGCAGTTCAAGCTGTAAGTGCTACTAATCTTGATATAAGAGATTTAGATAGTTCTATTGATAGTGTAGAAGTAAAACAAGCTACAGCGAGTAATCTTAAAGCTGAAGTAGA